ATTTAGTAGATCCAAGTCTCCAAGCTGTGTCATTAACTGTGTTAGTTTCATATTTAATTTTAACCGCTCTACCTCTACCTCTTACATCAATTTTCTCTGTTGTACTAGAAATAGAACCTGTTGTAGTTACATTAGCTGCAGATTGTGGATATTGTTCTAATGTTAAAGTAGCTGTCATTGTATTAGCTAAATTATCAAAGTCGGGAACTAATCTACTAACTGACATGAGCTCATCACCATCAGCTATTTCAACAGACCCTGATGTTAAGAAGGCTGTTATTGCTGTACCATCTGCTTGATTATTACCTGACTCATGTTCGTAGACATACGAAGCTCCTGCCGTTAAACCAAGTATTGTAGAGTTGTTAGCAGATAAACTAGCGTCATATTCTGTAGCAATTGGCTGTTCATATACATAAGCACCAAGCCAAGTTGTTCTACCTAAACTTAATGTGTACCAAGTATTTTCTAAATAATTGTAAGCAACAGCTCTATCTATTTGTGTAGCATTTGTTGAAGGATAATA